CGGTTGGACTGGCGGGCATGTACAAGGAATGGATGGACCTGGCCGGAGGGGCCAAGGAGCTGGTACAACCGTACGTTAGGGTGGAAGAGAGACTCGAAGCGCAACGACGGACACAAGTCGCACAAGACCAAGCGGCTATTGAATCACAAACTGATGCAGCAGGAGTAATGGATGGAGCAGCAGCAGAGGGAGAACTTGCAGCCGCAGAAGGGCAAGGTGTCGGAGCGCCTACTCAAGCACTGTAAGACACAAGAGGAGAGGGACGAATTCACCCGCGCATATCAGCGAGCGAAACGAGTCCTCACAGAACTAAACGATTACTACCAGCGCGAGACCGAGCGCATGTCGGATCTGATTGACAGCCCGAAAGGCTTCGAGACCCCGAACTGGCAGTACCTACAGGCGTACTACGCAGGCTACAGAAAGGCCATGCGGATTGCGTCAGACACAACGAGGATATAATGAGTAACCAAGAATTTGGTACGGGCGGCGACTCCGCCCAAGATGAAGGAAAGAACTTTGGACAAGCTGAAGGCGGTAAGACCAACACCGGCGAAGGCACCCAAGGGATAGATCCCGTCGAGTACGAGGCACTACGGAAGCGAGATGAAGCCGCACAGGCTCATATCGCCAAGCTGGAAAGTGAGAACGCTGAAGCCCGTGACAAAGTCACAGAGCTTGAGAAGTCCCTCACAAGTGCGACTACAATCGACGAGGCTCTGGCAAGGATTGCCAACCAAGGTGAAGGTCAGGGACAACAGTCCATTGACCCAACCGATGTCGCCCAGGTTGTACGTGAAGTGCTTGGGCAGGAACAGACGAAGAGCAAGCAAGAGACTAACTGGAGCAACGTCCAGTCCACGCTGAACAAGGAGTTCGGTGACTGGGAAACCGCGGATCGTAAGATCCAGGAGCGTTGCAGTGAGTTGGATCTCACTACAGCTGAGGCAACTCAGATGGCTAAGAACTCTCCGAAAGCTTTTATGGATCTGTTCGTACCTAAAGCCCAGGCTGCTACGTCAGCTAAACCCGGAAGTTCCACCGGTACTGGGGAAATGGGACAACGAGGCGTCGCCCCTAGTGGGACTGAGGTTCGTGACAAGGCATACTATCAAAACCTACGCCGCACGAATCCCAACAAGTACTGGTCTATTGAAACACAGGCCCAGTACCGACGCGATCTTTTTTCTGATCAATAAGGAATACTAAATAATGTCTACTATGGACTCCGTCTGGGGTGCTACTCACCTCAAGCGTAATGAAGTATTTACGAGCCAGATCAAGGAACAGTTCGAAGACCAAACCTTTATGATGGGTATGGTTAGGATGATCAACGACTTCGGTGATGGCGATAACTATCGCATCAGCTCACTGGGTGAACTGGCTATGGACCAAATGTCCGAAAGCCAGAGCCTGCCTGAGCGCCGACCTGACACTGGTCAGTTCGTGTTCAATATCAATGAGCACGTAGGTCTGAAGGTCTCCTTCTCGGACAAATTCCTTGAGGACGACTTCCTTGCACCGGCTGCTGTTTCCAGCACCCCTCGCAAGATGAAGCGGGCTTTCGATGAATATTTCGAAACTCAAGCGCTGAAGCTGCATCGTGTACAAACTGCCGATGACTTCAACACCATCAATGGTGCACGTCACCGTATCACCGCTTCTGGTGCCAGCCTCGCGCTGAGCCAAGGCGATTTCGCATACGCACGTTACGCACTTCAGAAAGCTAAGGTTCCTCTCAGCGGCCTCGTCGCTATCGTGGACCCGAGCTTTGAATTCAATACCAACATCAACGCTACTCAGGTAAGCAACGTTGACGGACCCCGTTGGAACGCTGGCGAAATGCCTGTCGTTGGTGACGGCGTACGCTTCTTGCAGACCATCGCTGGCTTCGATGTCTACGTATCCGACTACCTCGACGTTGCTACGGCAGCTGAGACAAACGTACTGGACTACAAAGACACGGCTAACGGCGGTGTTGCGATTGGTAACGTATTCAACCTGTTCTTCTGCATGGGCGAAGAAGATGCCAAGCCGTTCATCGGCGCATGGCGTCGGTCCCCGCGCATCGTCTCCTGGCGGGACGAGGACGTCGAGAAAGAGTACCATCAGTTCTCTGCTCGCTTCGGCCTCAACCTGTACCGGAACGAATCGCTGGTTACCATCGCTTCTGCAACTGCACTTTCGTAATCTAGGAGATTAATATGGCACGTTCAAATACTTGGACTAACCCTGACGGTCTCGTACAAGGTTACGGATCGCGGGACACTCACAACATCGAAGACGCAGTGGTTCATACCCTGGGCCGACGGAAGGAAGTAGAGGTACACATCCACTACTCGACGCTGTCTAGCCTGGCTACTGGCACCCTGGCTTCTTCGAAGGCTCTCACCGTACCTGCTGGTGCACAGATTGTCGACGGCTCCCTCCGTGTTGAGGAAGACATCACTGATCTGACCAGCCTGGTAATCGGTATGAAGGACACGGTTGATGGTTCTACCATCGACGCTGATGGCCTTCTGACCTCTACCGCAGAAGCTGCTCTGGAAGACGACACCGTCGTTGCTCTGGACGGTGCACTGCTTGGTACGAAGCTGGCCTCTGCTGGAACGGTATCTCTGGACGTTACGGGCACCGCCCCGACGGCCGGTCGTGCTGTCCTGTACTTCGTGTACCTGGACCCGGTAGTTGATGCTGATGCTCCCGCCGTAATTACTGGCGAGATCTAAGCTCGATTTAGCAAGTTCGTGGGCGGGCAACCGCTCGCCCTCGGGCTCTTATTGGAATACAAATGGCAACACTACAGCACAACACACTACCTTCTGCCTCAGTGCATGAGCCTAAGCACATTACCATTAACGGCGTATCCGCTAGTGGAAAAGTAATCACCAACTCTAACTCTGTTGCCAGCGAATCCGAGTACAGGTTTCTGACTCGAGCTGACATTCAAGAGCTGCAAGAGAACTGGCACGTACTAGAGATTGACGCATCTGTAGCACAGACTCACTACATCCCTACTCTGATTTCCGGGGACATTGTGCAGTGGGGCGCTACGGTTAATTCTGCAATTACGACAGCTTCCAACAGTTACCAACTCCTGATTGACGGGGTAGCAGTAACCGGTTCGGGCATCACCCTGACCATTACTCCCGGCACTGGAGGCACGGCTGGCGACCAAGTAAACGCCACGCCTAGTGCGCTTAACAGCTTTACTGCTGGACAAAGTATTACGATCGCACATACGGCTACGGGTAACACCGACGCCAATGTAGACGTGCGCTTCGTACTTCTGATCGAGAGGTCTGAATAATGTCTTACGGCAAACTGACACTCCTCCAAGTCGTCAACAAGACGGCGGAGGCGCTGAACCTGGATGAGATCAACAGCATCTCTGACTCCCCTGATGCGGAGCAGATTGCACAGATCGCCCAGTCAGCTGCATACGAACTGCTGAACCAGAGTGAGTGGCCTTTCACCATTCGCTATACTCAGCTCGAGTCGGTAGCCGATGCAGACCGACCTAACTACCTCCGACTGCCTGACACGGTAACCCGTATCGACTTTATCAAGTACGACAAGACGGACCCGGCTAACGCAGTGGACGATGTAGATCTCATCGAGATCGAGGACATCGAATGGCTACCCCCGCAACAGTTCATGGACATGGTACTGCAGAGAAACTCTCAGACCGATGTAGTCCAGACTGTTACGGACTTTGATGGCGCTGATATGCTCATCTACAACGACCGAGGCCCGGACTACTGGACCTCCTTCGACGATGAATACATAGTCTTCGACGCTGTCGACCTGGACATTGAGTCCACACTACAAGGGAACAAGAGCCAAGTGTTCGGCAAGACAGTACAGGACATTGTACTGGCGGACGACTTCCAGCTGGATGCACCGGCACACTTCTTCTCTACTTGGCTGGCTGAGACCATTAGCACAGCCTTTATATACATGAAGCAAGAGGCATCCCCGAAGGATGAACAGCGAGCGAGACGCGGACTGGCAGTACTCCGGAGGAATGCATCGAGGACGGATAACGATGACGGAAAAGTCAAATATGGCCGCCGACGATAGGGGCTACGAGGAGATCTACGATGACTCCAAGAACAACGACGACTGGTCTTTCAGTGACCTGGATGGCAACGAAGCTGCCCCGGTAGAGATCGACGAGACGTACCCTGTCCACCGGATTAAGGCCGGACAGAAAACTATTGAAGTGTTCCACGCTAAGTATGGTACGCTGTGGGGCTGCAAGTTCAACGAAGGTGGTAAGCTGCCTCGAGAACTGGAAGGCCGCTGGACGTCCGCTGAGGACGCCATACAGCAAGCTAATCTTTACGTGGCAAAACTGGAAACGGAATAAGTAATGGCATTTGCAGAACAGAGTGAGTTTATGGTGAACTTCGTGGGCGGTCTCAACACTGAGGCAAGCTCGTTGAATTTCCCTGAGAACGCAGCTCAAGACATAGATAACTTTGATCTGTTCATTACAGGGGAGGTTAAGCGTAGACTAGGACTCGACTTCGAAACGTCCTATACGGTTAGACCTGAAACCACGACCGCCACGAACACGGCTGCATACGCTATCTCTAAGAGTGAGTGGCACGCTGTGAACGGGAAGGGAGACCTAAACTTCCTGGTGGTCCAGATTGGAACTACGCTGTACTTCCATGACCTCGGAGCGGAACCGATTAGCGCTACACTGCGGGGGTCTGTTGACCTCAGTAGCTCTAAGGTCGGTGACTCTCCTGAGGACAAAGTCCTTACCTTTGCATATGGTGAGGGCGTACTGATTGTGGGCAACCAAGACTTGGACCCCACTATTATTGAATACGATGATGACACTCAGGCTTTTAGTAAGTCACCAGTCACTATCCAGATCCGGGACTTTGCCGGTATCGAGGAAAGTGTAGCTGCTGACTCTCGCCTGTCTAGCATCACCAACGACCACAGGTACAACCTCCGCAACCAGGGATGGCCGACGAGCATTCGCTCGGCTAATGATGCGGACGGAGATGATGGGGTAACCAACACTGACCCCATTAACTGGACCAAGACCAAGATTGGAGTCTACCCCTCCAACGCTGATATCGTACACGCTGCCAAGATGACAGCCGCCGATGATGCCAGGTCTATCGGTACCTTCTCTCCGTGGGACCTGCAGAAACTCACCCTGGGTAATACCCCCGCTCCTAAGGGCCACTACATCCTCGACGCATTCGCCGCGGATCGTAAGGCTGCTAGCGGGATAACCGTAACGGACAACGGGTACAACACCGGTGCACGTCCGTCAGCTGTAGGATTCTACGCAGGACGGGCTTGGTATGCAGGTGTCCCTGATAGAAACTACGTCGGCAATATCTACTTTAGCCAGTCCCTCACAGACCTAGCTAATGCCGGTAAATGTTATCAGGAGTACGACCCGACAGCTGAGGATCTCAATGCTCTACTTGCTACTGATGGTGGTGTTATACACATCGCTGATCTTGGTAGAGTCTACCGGCTGATCGAAGTAGGAACCGACCTGATTGTTGTTGCATCGAACGGCATCTGGGCTATCTCTGGTGTAGAAACCAAGGGTACCTTTACCGCCGATTCTTTCTCAGTTCGCAAGATCACCCGGGAGGGTTGCTCCTCCAAGGAATCCATCATAGAGACCGAAGGTCAGCTGTGGTGGTGGGGTGAAGGCGGCATCTGGAGAATGCAAAGCAACTCAGTCGATCCGACCGCTCAAGCTGTAGACAGAGTAACACTCTCTACCATACAAACATTCTACGACGAACAAATAGGCAACGCAGCCAAGGCATACGCAAGAGGGTTCTACGACCCGTATGCTAAGAAGGTATACTGGCTATACAATGACAGTGATACTTACGACGGCATCACCGACCGGTTCTTTTACAACCGAGTCCTGGTGATGGACACTACGCTCGAGGCTTTCTACACCTACACGATCTCTGAGATGGATGCGGACTCTCCCCTCCTGGCTGGTCTTACAGTCAAGACCCCGGGCAGCGAGACGGTAACCACTTACGACATCTGGGATGGTGAGAACGACGTCGAGTATAGCGGAGACGATGTCGTACAAGACGTCGCCTTCGAGTCGTTCGCTACTGTACAGCTCAAGGCCCTTTGCTTCGTAGAGAACGAAGACACTACCTGGAGCTATACGTTTGGAGAATTCAACTCACGAGACTTCGTCGACTGGAAAACGTGGGACGTGGAAAAGAACGGCGCTGGTGCTACTGGTGTTAACTTTACAAGTCACATTCAAACTGGCTGGCGTAATAGCACGGACCCTTCGAGGACTAAGACGATTACTCACCTCACTTCTTTCTTCTCTCGAACAGAAGATGGATACCAAGCAGGGGAAGAATCCGGAGTCGTAGAGTTCACCAACCCATCGGGTGCATACGTGCAGGTACGGTGGGACTACACGGATGCGGACACCGGCAGGTGGACTGACCAGATCCAAGCCTACAGGCTGGACCGGTGGTACCTACCTGAGGACGAGTTCGACCCGTTCACGTACGGAGCTACTACGATCCGTTCGAAGATTCGCATGAGAGGAAGAGGAGAGGCGATGAGCGTAAGGTACGATAGCGAGGACGGCAAGGACATGAACTTGCTCGGCTTCGGTCTCAACCTGCGCGCAGTCCGAAGACCATGATCTATTACTCATTTCAGAACGAGCCGTTCGAGGCTTGCATTGAAGACATCGAGAGATACCTGGCCGCACACGGAGATGAGGTAGAGGACGTGGAGGTGGCTCCCAAGCTGGATGCCTACGCCGACGCAGAGAACCTGTTCATCTACACCATGCGGGCTAATGACGACCTGGTAGGCTATGCAGCCTTCTGGGTATTCGAGCATCCACACCACGAAGGACGTGTGTGGGCTATGAACGACCTGGTCTACGTACACCCTGGTCACAGGGGAGAGATGGCACTCAAGTACTTTGAGTTCATCGACAAGCAGCTTGACGTTTGTGACGCTATCACCTACACATTCAAGGTGAAGCACGATCACCCCGAGCTGATGGAACATCTAGGATATAAGCACACCGAGAAGGTGTACACGAAGGTAACGAAATAATGGCAGCAGCAATACCATTCATTGCACAAAATGCCGTAGCTCTCGGCTCCGCCGCTGTTGCAGCTGGAGGCACAGCCGCCTCTATTCAGCAGTCACGCAAGGCCCAGGCCCGTCAGGAGAAAGCTGACAAGGCTGGCCGAGCAGCAGCTGAGATAGCTAACCAGCGAAGCATCCGACAACAAATCATACGTGCCCGAGCTGCACAAGCTCAGACTATTGCACAAGGCCAAGCCCTGACCGGTGGCTTGAGTGGTAACTCTGCCGTGGCAGGCGGGGTAGGCTCAATCGGCACCCAGGCAGCAGGCAACATAGGCTTTGGCAACACGCAGATCGGAGCGAACAACGCTATCAACAACCTGCAGTCGCAAGCCCGAGGCGCAGCCAGCAATGCTGCTACGTTCGGCGCAATAGCGAACCTGCCAGGTCAGTTTGGTTTTGATGTGGCAAGCTCAGTAAGGCAAATAACCGATAAGTCCGGAGGGTAAACGGTGATTCAGGACGGACCCCTTAATAACAAACAAGCTCTGCAGGACGGCGCACTACCCAAAGGGGTAGAGGTCAAGCCGACCGAGGACACGCCACTGCGTGACCAGCGCATGGCCCAAGCAGCTGTACTCCAATCGGAGACGGAAGAACGTAGCGTAATGGAAGCGTTCTCTGACATAGCTGCTAACCAGCACACCTCAGGTGAGTCGGTACGCAGAGACAAAGCAGGCGAGTACCATGATTCTGTCATGGGTGACGCCCGTGAGCTATTCTATCAGAGCGCTGTAGAGATCGGCGTGAAGGCTGAGGACGCCCTAGCTGGGCTGGCCCAAGTCGAGGCGGTAGAAGAAGCAGGTAAGGGGCGGGAAGACTTCCCGATCCGTCAGTATGTACAGGCTATAGCAGACCCGGACCTCTCTCAAGAGGACAGGGAGACACTGGCAACTGGCCTCTACTTGCAGGACAAACTCAACGAGATGACTCAAGGTATCTCCGGGTGGGACACCGCTCGAGACATCGGCCTCTCCGTCCTCATTGGCCCCAAGGATCTGTTCGACACCTGGCAAGCCACTGGTGCCGTCAGCCCTTGGGAGCAAGAACAGCAGTACCGTAAGTTCGCAGCTTGGTTCCAAGAGCTGCCGAATGAGCAGAAGATTGAGATGTTCCCGGCAATCCAGGAGTACCTCGTAGATGCTATGCCGGAAGGCAGGGCAGCCGAGTTCCTGCAGGGTCTCATTGATCCAGCTAAGGTAGCGGGAGTAGGTGATGACCTCTCCATCTTCGGTACCATTGATGCCGCACTGTTGGGTGCCGGTACAGTAGCAGCAGCGTTCAAGCTGCGCAAGTTGCTCAACCCTGTCAAGGCCGCCTCAAGGGCTGGCGACACGGAGCGGGCATCTGAAACTAACCTGGCCCTCATGGAGAGCCCCGGTGCTGGTGACAGCCTGGACCTCGATGACTGGCAGGTTAACACCAACGCACTCCCTTTCCTGGGAGAGAACCTGGATGACGCAGTAGCCTCCGAGCTTAGCCCGGCGGTACACGAGCGTATCTTCCAGTTCAGGGATCGCATGAAGCAGAGCTTCTCCGATCTCGCGGATGCGAAGACCTTCTCCCGGGAAGGGTTCCTCGACGAAGCTGACAGAGGCAAGGCCGAGCGCCGCCTGTACGACGAGTACCAAGAGTACGTCAAGAACAACTTCGCATCCCAAGACAAGATCGCCAACCTCGACATCGTCGACACGGCAGAAGGCCAGAAGTTTAACTTCACGGTTACCAACCCTGATGGTACCGAAGCTAAGCACACCTACACTGGTACGTTCAGCCACGATGACATTGGCTTCTGGACTAGCTCGCCGAGGGACAGTGTGTTCTTCTCTGAGTTGGCTACAGCTAACAAGACCGACTTCATGTCCACCGTCAAGGCCGCTATCCGACTGGATAACACCGCAGCCTCGATCGCTGGTCAGCTCCGCAAGACTATCAAGGATGCCAGCAAGCCTATCAAGGGCTTCAAGGGCAAGCCGCGGAAGCAGAAGGTCGATGAGGTTGACCAGATATTGATCACCGGCGACGACATGGATAAGGAGTTCACCCCGCGTGAGCTGCGAGCAGGCGTCAACGGCATCAAGCTGGATGAAGATCAGATAGAGTACTACTACAACATGCGGGGCGTTATGAACGGCCTCGGCATCCTGCGCAACATGGACTCTCGACGAGCTATGTCGGCCCGGGGTGTGAAGAACATCAACGTCAACGACACCACTAACTTCTTCGGTACCCCTATCGACGATGCGGCTGCAGCGACAGCCCGGGTCAAGGGAATCCAGAAGGTGTGGAAGTTCGGTGAGGACGGCGGTGTCGCTATGGAAGTCAACAGCCTCAAGATGGCAGACGAGTACGCCGATGGCTACCGTCTCGTACGTCTCGAGCAGGATGAGATCCTTGGTGGACAGCGGTTCCAACATGTACTGGCTAAGACTGACGGCATGTCAGAGCTGCCAGCCGTAGTGCTTGATCTCAAGAAGGGATACATTCCCCGACTCAATCCGAATGCTACCTACTTCGTACAGAAGTTCACCAAGTCCAAGCTCGACGGCATGGATGACGTGACCAGGAAAGCTATTCGGTCGTTCGACAACAAGGCGGACGCGGATGCATTTGCATCTCGCCAGTTTGCTGAGGCAGGTGACGAAGAAGGCGTGTCCTTCCACGTAGTCTCAGACGGTGAGCTGGAAGCATTCAAGGCGGGTGACAGTGGTATGACGCAGACCGGTGGTCTAGTGTACAGCCCACGTGCTCGCAACCCGATACCGCACAACGACGGTGACACCAGCACGGTACCACGTACCAGTGCCCTGGAAGCTGTCGAGCTGTATCTGGAAAACACGAAGAACTACATGAGCCGAAACGACTGGCGTATGGGACTCCGACGTAAGTGGGAGAACACTGCCAAGTTCAAGCTCAACAAGACCGTGACCTTTGAGGAAGGCGAGAACATCGCCAACAAAGAGCTGAACACGTTGTGGAAGAAGATCAACGAGTACAGCGGATTCATGGATAAGTCCGAGAGGGCGTGGGAAGAGACGGTTAAGTCCGCATTCGAGTGGTCGATCCAGAAGTTTGGACGCAATCGGATCAGCGACTTCATCCTCACCCAACGTCAGAAGGACCCGCTCGCACGATTGCGCGGTGCTACGTTCCATACACTGCTCGGGTTCTACAACCCGGTACAGCTGTGGGTACAGGCACAGGGTATCGCTGTCGCAGCCTCCATGAACCTCTTCCAACCTAAGGTACTGCAACGTCTGTTCCGCCAGCAGGGTATGCTGACGATGGTACAGCACGTGAACTTCGACGACAGCCCCGAGATCCTCCGCAAGATGGCGAAGAGCTTCGGATACAAGGACGTCGACGAGATGAAGCAGATGAAAGAACTGTGGGATAAGTCAGGTCTGTACGATTCGGTGCTCTCGAGTGCTGACGTAGAGGCTGCAGCCCGCGGATTCCCGACCACACGGAACGGAGTCAAGCGATTCTTTGACCAAGGTCTTATGTTCTTCCGAGCTGGCGAACTGTTCAACAGACGGCTAGCCTTCTTGACAGCAATTGACGAACTCGGAGGCGCAGCCAAAGTGCGATCCAGTGACAAGCTGCTCAAGGAGGCTCTCGATAGAACTAACGGCCTGATACTTAACCTCGGTAAGGCTAACCGTGCGTCGTGGCAGAAGGGTTTCCTTTCTATCCCGACCCAGTTCATGCAGATCCAGGCCAAGACGATGGAGTCGGTCCTGGGTATGAACGGCGTATTCACCAAGACTGAGTCAGCTAAGATGCTGATGGCTCAGATGGGATTGTACGGAGCGGCTGGTGTATTCGGAGGCCAGTGGGCGCTCAGAGCTGGCGCGGACATGATGGGCATCGACCAGGTCGACGTCAACAACATGAACCCGTCGGCACTCAAGGCGGTCACCGGTGGATTCACTGACTGGTTCGCATACCAGATGGGTGCAAACATCGTAGCTTCTGACCGTGGTGCACTGCTTAACGGTATGGACCAGACCATGCTGTCCCTCTTCACCGAAGAGATGTCAGCATTCCAGTGGCTGGCTGGCCCGTCGGCAGTAGGACCTGAGCGTGTATGGACCAAGTTCTGGCAGGTAGCTGCTATGTTCCCGGTACCTCAGGACATCAACGGCAACGTTAGTTTCGAAGCACAGGACATCACCGATACACTGCAGTTCATAGGGACTGGCGGTATCGGACTGGCTACCTCACCCTTTGCTACCACCAACCAGGTACATAAGTACATGCTTATGAACGACCTGGGACAGATCAGGGACAAGAACGGCAACATCGTTGCAGCCCCGGTCGGTGGATTCAACTGGCAGACGGAGTGGGCAGCACTGATCGGCTTCAAGCCTGAGCTTCTCCAGCGCAAGTTCGATCTCTCCGAGATCAACGAAGAGACCCGCGGATACGTAGAGTTCCGCACCCAGATGTTGGTACAGAACTGGGACGATTTCCTTATGGAGTACCAGCGAGCTTTGGATGACAACAGGGATATGGACGAAGACACCGTGCGTCAACTGCGCAAGCGTCACAACGTTCTCCTCAACTCAATCACCGACCCAGGTGTGCGGCAGCGAGTACTAGACTCGTACAACCACAAGCTGCGCAACCGGAGCACCGGTAATTCACAACTAGATAGGCAACAGCAGCGCTTCTATGAGAACATGCTGCTCGACGTTCACGGTACGTTCACCAGTAACGACACTCGCCTGATTCAAACAAGGGACACTGAAGAATAATGGCAGTATTCAGCGAACAGAGGTTCAACCTCCCTACTCACGACGTAGCTAAGCACGTGGACCGCGCACCAGCGGACACCACCACGGCCAGCGCTATCCAAGCCTTCGGTCAGATCGGCGGTGAGGCATATCGTGGGCACCTAGAGGGGCAACTTCTCAACAACCTGCAAGAGACGGGTGACATCATCAACACTATCAACGCTGGTGATGAAGCAGTACGTGACGCAGTTAAAGAAGGGTCAGTAGACCCGACCACCAAGCGGTTCCAATCGCTGGCGGCAGCAACCAACCAGGGTAAGATCTCTCAACAGCGGGCCACTATCGAGGCCGAAGTATTGCTGCGTGAGAGTATAGCTAAAGCACCTGGCTTTGCTGACCACTTCCGTAAGACAGCTCGAGAGTCACTCGGCTTCGATCCGTCTTCCGCTTCACTCAATACCCTGTTCCTCTCCGGGCCGGATACCAACAAGACGGCACCTCTGACTCAGACCGAGAAGGACATGCAACAAGCCCAGGCTATGTTCGATGGTAACGCAGTAGACAGCGTGGAAGAAGGCTTCAAGCTCATCCAGCAGGAGCGAGCAGACGAGCTACGTGAGGGCATCCAAGGCAGCAAGATCCAGCAGGGTCAGCTGAACGCAGGTAAGGTTGCAGTCGAAGGAGCCACCCGTGCTACCTCTCGATTCAACACTGTGATGACTGGTGCCTTTGCTCAGATCAAGACCACAGGTGGTGTACAGGATATCGAGGCGTTCAAGGGCGCTATCATGTCGCAAGCTGACATCACCAAGTCGAAGATCGAGCAGGAGATGGCAGCCTCAGAAGAGTACGCCTACACCCCGCAGCACTACAACGAAGTCCGGGCTCGCATCGACGAGCAGCGTGACGCATACCTCGAGATCCTCGACAACCAGGACCTGACCAACGTACTGTCTAAGAACAGACAGCGTCTGGCTGACCTGGTAGAGATCGCTGGTGTCCAACTCGCACCCGACCTGGCTATCCTCAGGGACCTGGGTGAGCCTGCACAGCAAGCTTACATGGACTTGATGGTACTGTCTGGCGGTGACCCTCGCCTCATGAGAGAGATGATGGCTCAGGACCCGCGGAAGGCATTCGTTGGTAACCTCATCCTCCAGACCCGTGACATCGCACCGTCCTTTAAGGCGATGGCTGACAACAGCCTTGGCGCACTGGTAGCCGAGGGTAGGATAGACAGAGAGACAGCCCAGGCTGTAGCTGTAGACCAAGCGAACGCTGT